GTCTAAGAAGGTGCGATAACTTCCTACATCGGTCACAATCTGAGGTGCACCTACATACATGTGTTCGAGCTGGCACAATCCAAATCCTTCTCCATCGGATGTGTTGATTCCAATATCGGCTGCATTGTAGAGCTGATTAATGGCTTCATCGCTCAACGCATTCGGAGGTGAGGTATCAATCATCAAGATTCGACGACCAAACTGCTGGAAATCCATTCCATTCTCTTTGAGTTCCTCGAGGTAGATGCGCTGAATGTCATAATGTGCACCGGTCTGAGGTTGGAGATTGGTTGCGATTATCAAATAATAAGGTTTTGAAGGGTTTTTCTTAAGAAGTCCTACAAATCCTGAAACAGTTAAGTCCATGCGTTTACGCTGACTGTTGCGATTGGCATTGAGCATTACGATTGCATCCGCAGGGAGGGATAAATTGGTCTGACGAATGGGTTTGCGTGCATCTTCAGACATACAGGTATAGATTGTAGGGTCGACTGCGTGTTCCAAGATACGAATGTCTGGGAAGGGACCATACTCTAAGAACTTTGTCTTCCAAATGTCTGTGAAGCAGTAAATACGGTCTGCGTGCTTCTGGACGATTTCAATCAACGGAGCTGCAATGCCTGTATACACTTGGTCTACATACAACCAAAGCTTGTAGGTTGATTTACCTCGTTCGTGTTTGATTGAGTCAATGAATCGTGTAATCGTATACGGGTCATTGTAAATCATCACTACATCGGGTTGGACTGTCTCAATGTATTCGGCAAGTTTGTTGTATCCAAATCCCTCTTCTTTTGGGTCTTCGTTTGCAGCCGCATCGTAGGAGGTTATACCTGCAGGATACTTGCGGAGGTTTGAGCGAGTTATATGTCGTTGGAATCCAAAGTGGAAGGTCTTAACTTTGGGACTCAATGTCGCCAATTGGTTGACGAGATTGTAACTGACTTTAGAGTAGCCAGTGATTTGGTCAATGTGTGTGCTTACCAGTAGAAATCGCATTACCTAATTAGAGAATCTCTCGCGTAAATCACAAATGCAGGTAAATTCTGCTCAAGATTGGCTCACAAAAACCAAGCGTAAGATTCTTGCCCGAAACATCAATACAGACCCACCTGCACCATCCGAAAAGTCGTATGCAACTTATCTATCTGCCGTTGTGAACGGAGCCACACAACGCGAACGATTCGTAGCCCCATTTCAGGGTGCGCGAGGTGGTGCAAGTGGCGGAGCAACCTATTCAAGTGAGTGCTGCCTCACTAACGGTGCTACGGGTGCATTTGGCGCATTTTTCGTTATTACCAACCATAGTATCGTACCTTACAATGGACGCTCCGTTCAACCTATGAGTGTGCGCATTGTGTCTTAAAGAAAGCATAGGGGAGTATACAAATGCCCGGTGGCTTAATCCAATTAGTGGGGGTTGGGGCCCAGAATGAGTTGGTCAACGGAAATCCTTCCATGACTCATTTTCGCTCAGTTTACCGCCGTCATACGAACTTTGCAATGGAACAGATTCGGATGCCGTTCACTGCATCCAACTTGGAGTTTTCAACGACAGGCACTCGAACGATTTCGTGTCGCATTGACCGTTACGCCCAATTACTCCACGATACCTATCTTATCATCACACTTCCAGACATTTGGTCGCCTCTCAAGTATTTGGGTGGAGCCATCCCTCCGACTGGATACGATTCACGCACCAACTCGATTGGATACGAGTTTCAATGGATTCCTAATATCGGATACAACTTGATTGACCATGTCAACTTGACCATGAACGGACAGGTCATCCAATCCCTTCGTGGAGAATGGTTGAAGATGTATTCCTACATGACCCACGATGCCAATAAGCGTTTGATTGTCGACCAGATGGTAGGCAATGTCCCCGAAGTCTATGACCCCGCACATGCGTATGACCGCAACGGACAATATCCTCATGCGATTGCACCCACTGCACTTCCTACCACTGCGCCACAAACCAAGACACCCGAACCTTCCATTCGTAGTCGTCAACTCGTGATTCCCCTTCATTTTTGGTTCTGCGAGAATCCAGGTTTGGCACTTCCATTGGTGTCACTTCAAAACGCAGAAGTGTACATTGAAGTCACTCTGCGTCAGTTGTCGGATTTGTATACCGTAGTCGATGTCAATCCCATGGCAACGCTTGCATCCATCACATCTGCATCTCGTTCGTCGGGCACAATCACCTATACAACCTCGAGCGCACATGGTCTTTCAGCTGGAAATGTAGTGACAATCGCAGGTCTAACCGATAGTTCGTTCAACTTAAGTGGTGCAACCGTTGCGAGCACTCCATTATCCAATACATTCACAGTGACCAATGCTGGAACAAATGCAACACTTACCTCTCAAACAGGTACTGTGTCTAGGACTACAAATCCAACCTTTGGTCAGCGTGTTCGTCCTACTCAGTATCCGTTGAGTCTCTTTTTGAGTCCACCCTTGTCCACAGGGATTGCTAGTAATCCAACCGTAACCACTTGGTTTCCAGACCCGTACATTGAAGGTAACTTCATCTATTTGACGGAGATGGAGATGAATCAATTAGCACGAGCAGACCAGACCTTTTTGGTGAAGACGGTCAAGTATGTGAACAAGGAAGGACAGTTTGGCGGCAATACGGATTTGGAAATCCCCATGTTCAACTTGGTGACGCGTATTGTGTTTTCATCTCAACGCTCCGACCGTATCTTGCTCAATGATTGGGACAACTATACGAACTGGACGACTACGAACCGAGCGCCCTGGTCTGCGATTAGCACAGATGTGGATACAGGCTTGTATTCGTCGGGTCAACAACAAGTGACTTCGGTCTACCCTCGTGATTCAATGACCGATGGAGTCATTCTGTTTGATGGAAAGGAGCGTATTCAACCCAAACCGTTGCCGTTCTTTTCATTGCTGCAGATGTATCGTCATACCACCGGTGAGACCCCCGCACTTCCAGGTGTCTACATGTATTCGTTTGCCTTGGACAATGGGTCCTATCAACCTTCAGGAGCTGCGAACGGAAGTATGTTCAACAAAATCATTCTGCGATTGACGCTTCAACAGCCTCTTCCATTGTCGGTCAATTCAGACACAACTACACAAGTCTGCGTATTAACTTCGACGTTGTTCAGTCCAAATCCAACGGTGATTCCAGCAGCCAATGTGAACTTGACTGACCCTAAGACAGGCAAGTTGCTGTATCCTCCTGGAACGATTACAACCGTGATTCAGAACAATGATACAATCCTCTTTACCTTCACCTACAATGTCGGAGTCTATGTAGAATCCATCAACTTCTTCCGCATCGTATCGGGCTTGGGCAATCTTGTATTCGCATCATAATAATGAGTGGTGTCTATTTGGAATCCGCCTATTATGGCGACGAAAAGGCCTTTGCAAACATCACAAAGAGTTTGGCAAAGAAAGTGGCTGCGGGTGTCTTGGAGGTAACCTCTAACAGTCAATTGAAACCTACCTTTGAAGCCGCTCCCGAGACGACCTTGGACAGTAAAGATGAAAAGAAAATCCGTGAACAGTCTGTGAAGGCTTGTGGAGGTGAAGCAGACCAAAAGTGCTTGGAAGCCAAGAAGCTACAACTCAGTCAGGAACGACTCAAAGAAAAAGAGATGGAAGACCTCGGAAAGGGTGTGATTAAAGGTGAACGATTGACAGTCAACATCGTCGAGAATGGTAAGCGAAGAACCTTGATTACACCCGCAGGTCAGAAGCTTCGTCTTGAAAACATCTTGGGGGACAAGGCGTCCGATAAAGATGCAATCCTCGCACTTCCCACTCCTTCCCAGTTTCAGAGCCGAGCCATTGCATTGATTACGATTGTGTTAAGTACGTTCATTTATGTCTTTGGAATCGTAGCCGTGTATGCAGTGTTTATGCGTCAAGCCGCAAACACGGGAAAGGATTACTTCCGTATCGTTGCCTATGCAGGTGCAGCCACCTCTGTGATGTTTCCAGGCACAGGGTTTCTCATCATTCTAGGATACTTTGGATTCAGAGCATTTATGGACAACATAGTAAAGGAATGATTCAACTCAAATGGCTCGTCGCAGGGTTGATTCTTGGATTGTTGATTTCAACCGTCTTGATTCCACCGACCCGAAAGAAGGTCTCCATGCCTCAACCCAATGATTCAAGTATTTACCACACCGACTCAGGATGTGTTCGATTCGATGCAGTGGAAGTTCCATGTGTCTCGGAGCCAGATTCATTGAATCTACTCGCAAGTCTCAGTAAGAAACAATGATTCACCTCGCCCAAGTGATTGAACGAGCCTCTCCTTTCTTTTCATTCATCATTGGACTCGGGGTTGCCGCAATCCTGTTTCACCGCAACTACTCGACGGTACGCACCTTGGGAATTCCCTTGAAAGACACAACCGACAAGGTCGTCAAGGTGGACGGTAAATGCTACCGATACCGCGTGGAAGATGCATCGTGTGAAAACCCGTCTAATGAATAAACAATGGACGATTCTACCTCTCTCGACGCTCTATTGAATCCTCAAGGACCGCAATCACAGCCTCCTATCATGCCAATGCCTAGTAACCAAGCACCCGGTTACTCGACCATGGCTCCTTCGTTCAAACCTACCTTACCCGCGATGCGCTGGATGGCTTCTTCAGCCAGCCTGTACATTGCCTTCTTCCTTGCAGCAGGCATCATTTCGTTATCTATTCCTCGTAACATGCTTCTTCAATATGTTCCGAATGCCTACACCGGTTCAGGAGTCGTCAGCTGGACGGGTGCAGGTGTATTAGGTCTTGCTGCGGTCATCATTGCACACCTTCTGAGTGGGTTCATCTCGAGTATCCTCGGATAAAAAATGGATTCAGTTTGGACAAATGATTGGACACCCCCCCACAATGCAGACTTTCCCACCTCACTATTCTAAACTCGAACGCGAACTCTTGACCGACGCTCATCAGGCAATTACAGCCTGTGACCTTTGGGACTGGATGAAGACTTATACTCCAGACAAAGACAAAGGCTTTGTGTTTTCAACCCATCCAAACCTTGACCGTATCAATGCAGCCATGAAGTATCAAGGACATAGCGGAGGTTCGTATGGATGGACCATGCGAACCATGGAACACATTGCTAAACTTGGTTGGGATCAAGCGTTAAACCCACCGTGCCCATGCCGTAGTGCAAAAGGATTGACCTTTGGCTGGTGCGGTGTAGCCGGTGGAGGCGTCCCTGGTTGCGAGCATTAACACATGCTTACAAATAAGAAACCAGAGTAACACAATGTCCCTTATTTCGCTTCTGTTTTCACCAACCTACCTTCGTGAACCTCCAGCGTTTTTCCATCCTCGTATCTTGGTTGGACCTGGGGTATTCTTAACACCGGCGTTTGTTGAAAAGTATGGGATTACCCATGTACTCAACTGCTCCTTTGACGAGTTCTCTCCTCCATGGTGGAGAAGCCGATTTCCATCCAAATACAAAGTGCTGAATGCAATCGATTCACTGGAGACGAACATTCTAGACTGGTATCCCGAGTTTGAAGCTACCTTGCATCAGTTCTTACGAGAGGGAACGGGAATGGTCTATGTCCATTGCCAAGCGGGTATGAATCGTTCTGCGTCTCTTGCATTGGCATATACATGTAAGAACTTGGGTATGGAATTCAACCATTTAGTCTCTTCAGTGCGTCGCCAACGGCCTTGTATTCTTCAAAATCAAGTCTTCATGAAGCAAGTGAATGAGTTTGTAAATGGACGTGTTCAAAATTCGGAAAACACGGGACAGCCCCACTACATCTATCGCGACAGGTACTCTCGATTCTTTACACCAGGGAATCGTTCAAACGCTCAAGGACTCCAAAATCAAACAGGAGAGCCTGCGGGAAGAGCTAGACCGTTTACAAACGGAAATATCACGCCTGTGTTCTACGAATGACATTAACGACATTGTGAAGGCAAATCATCTACAAGACCGTATTCGTGAAATTCAAGACGAGTTGGAACACGCACAACCTGTGGAAGAGTATTACTTGAAAAACATGGACTTGCTGGACGAGTATTACAAGAAACAAGATACCTCAGTCAATGCGCCTATCTTGCAGTCCAAAGACGCCAATACCTTCCTCAAGTTTTTCAGTGCATCGGTTCCCTCCGAGAATGGGTTGTCTCGCAAGCAGATGTTTGACGAGTATGTTCAACGCATGAAGTTGTCCAGTGGTCCAGAGGTCGTTCAGTTATTGACCGAGCATTGCGTCCAGTGTAATGTTGCACGCGAAGAGATTAGTTCAGAAGGTATTTTGGTCTGTCCTCGATGTGGCTCTGAAGAGTATGCATTGGTTGTCTCAGACTTCCCGAGTTTCCGTGACCCACCGAAGGAACGCAATAACTATGCGTACAAGAAGATTAACCATCTCAATGAAATCTTGAACCAGTTTCAAGCCAAGGAATCGACCATCATTCCCGAAGATGTCATGAACGAGGTCATCATGGAACTCCGCAAGCGTCGAATCCACAACATTGCAGATTTGACGGAAGAGGATATACGGCACATTTTGAAGAAACTCAATCGTTCTAAGTATTATGAGCACAGGGCCCACATCCTCTCTCGCCTCAATGGGAATCCACCTCCCACCATTACCCCCGAAATTGAAGAGAAAATACGAGCCATGTTTCAAGATATTCAAGCTCCTTTTCTGCTGTACTGCCCGAACGACCGCACGAACTTCTTGAGCTATTCGTACATCCTCTACAAGTTCTTCGAGTTGTTGGAGTTGGACGAATACAAGGTCTTCTTTCCGTTGTTGAAGTCTCGAGACCGTTTGATAGCCCACGACCAAATCTGGAAAAAGATTTGTGATTACCTGAACTGGGAGTTTATTCGAAGTGTATAAATAAATGTCTACATTTAAGCTTCCACTTATTGAGTTGGAGGATGTGAAGAAAATGGACGATAAAGAGATTGCCACACATCTAACAAAAGATGATACTCTAAAGCAGTCATATGAAGCTAAAGGCTACAAGTGGAACGAGCCTGTGGAAAAACTACAGGAACAGGGACCCAAAGCTATCGCATTCTGGAAACATCTCGGTAGTCCTACAGGTGGACCACTGCGTGCACATATAGGATTGAAACCAGAAGTTTGGAAACAAATGAATTTGCGTATAAGTCCAGCTGCTGGACCAGCTCGCATTGCAATACAAACACTCCGTGCAGAGAAGAGAATGGGTGGTCGTAAGTCACGAAGCAAAAAGGCTCGTAAGTCACGAAGCAAAACGGTTCGTAAAACTCGTCGTCGTGTTTAATAAATGCCTCAAGCGAGTGACATAGCAAGAACTGCTGTTTTAGTTGTACAACGCGATGTTCTACCGCCTATTGTGAATGAACTTAAAAAGGAAATAGCAGAACTTCGCTCAAGAATTGAGGTACTTGAAACTAAGAACCGTCCTGCTGGAACTGGATTAAGTGCTGTTCGCGACCTCAAAGCTGGAAGGAAAACTCGTCGTCGTATTTAATACCGTCGAGAGTGTTCCCGATGAATCGCAGGAAGATTGCGAAGAGCTTGAAGCTTTTCATAGAACCAGTACTGGCATAGCATATGAGGTGCGAGTCCTGCTTCGTAGCACATCAAGACTGGAATCGAGTTGGATTTAGGGGAGCGAACGCGTTCACGAATCATGCGATGGACTTCAATCGTGAGTTCGGGAAGAAGGTGTTCAATACGACGTTGACGAATAAAGGGTGCACCAAATGCTTCTGCAGAGTAAGGGTGTTGGAGCACATCGTAGATAAGCGCTAGGCAATGTTTGCAAGGTTCCATTAGACAACGCACAAGATGATAATAAAGGTTACAACTAAGAAACTGACTATACTGATATCGAATACTCGGTGGACTATCATTCTATCGCTCCTGTATCTACGCTGAGACTTTCCGTTTTCAAGATGACTTCGGTCGGTTTGGGCTCGGTCAGAAACACATTCGTCAACACACGTTCGACTTCCATCATGGCGGTCTTGACTTGAATCATGTCTTGTTCACACTCGTCCCATTTGCCCCAGGGATACCAAATCGTGTGATTGTGTTGGTTGTGATAGTAGAAGGTCAAGATAGGCTGTCCAGTCCAGGACGTTCCCATACTGACATTGGCGAGGGAAGGAATGTGGAACACTTGTTGGTGGATGCGGATGAAGCGAGGCATTATACGTTTCAGACATTCGATGGGTCGAGTTCCGTTTTTTAGAGAAGTTTAGCTCGTTCCCTCAACCAGGTTTTGAGTGGAATGTGCGGCATCAACCATTGGCAGACTTCATCTGTATAGGGTCCATCTTCATGTATGTGATAGTTAATGAGTTTCTCGACACGCCAGAGGATGGCGCTTTCCGAGCGTTTGAGTGCAGCTGCAACCTCGAGAAACGAAGCGGCCTTGAATCGTAGCATGATAATCAAGGTTCTATCGTCTTCATTGGTCCATCGTTCGTTCTCTTTGGTGGTGGGAGCATTGCGCTTCTGCTGTTCGAGTTCTGCGATGCGAGCGTGTAGTGTTGCGAGTTCAGCGTCAATGGAGTTCATGGTGTATGGAAAAAGGGAGGATAGAAGGAAGGGCTTCCGTTTTTAAAAAATAAGCACTCTTAATAATGACGACTCCTGACTACGGACTTGATAGTCACTTAGTTGATAGAACCTTTGAAGACTTTAGACCAGTTATAGGAAGTTTATATTTTCATGGACTCAGTTTTCATTCATTACCACCCTTTCCTAAAGAACTTAGATATCTTCAGATTTCACAAAATGAAGAACTAACTACATTACCAGCTCTTCCTGAAGGACTTCTATCATTTAGATGTCATAATAATCCAAATCTTACTACGATTACAGGACCTTGTCCAGAAGGAATTAAGAATGCACCTGCAGGCATCGTGTTTGAAAAATGCCCAAAGCTTAAAATTCAACCAAATCCTGGTGAAACTAATGGTGAGTTTTTTGAACGTTTTGCTGCTCAACCAGGAGGTCGTAAGTCGCGAAAGAGTAAAAAGCGTCGAAGCACTCGTAAGTCTAAACTAACTCGCTCGCGTTAAGTCGACGACTCCATGCAAACAACCAGAGTCCAGACCGTTCACATTTCTCAATCACTTTGGGTGTGAGCTTTGTGCGGTCACGGGTTGACATCTGTTGATTGAGGTGTATGAGTTTATCCCACAAGTCGTTGGGTGTTAACTTAGTCTCTTTCATCAGACGATGAAATTCGTCGAGAATCATATCCGAGTTGAAGTTCGGTGCGTTAGGTCGTCCTGTACTGACTTTGGCGAGTTTGAACTTTGCGCAGAAAGCGTTCCGCATTTCAATCAGGTCACCTGTATCAATACCTGTGTCTTCCGATACATAGAGTTCGGGCACAGACACAGCTTTATTCAGTCGAAGGAACTCGGCTTTCACACTCTCGTCGGTCGCGTCCCATAGAATGTCGACGAGAATGGGATGCATGCCTTCAAGCCCAACTAACGCCTCACGACGATGATTGGATTCGTAGCATACCAGTTCTTTGTTAATGCAGGCAAGGTAGAGTATACCGTCCATGCGTTTGGACTGGTCCATGAATGCACGGATTTCAGCAATACGCTGTGTGTCCGGTGGTCGATTGTGTTTCCATCGCTTGATAGACAGTTCATTGAAGATGGAACAAGGAATCCAGTAAATGGAATGGTTGTTCTGAATAGTGTTTGGACAGTTATCTGCAAGGTATTTCTGTAAGAGGTGAGCCATGAAAAAAGG